GCGGATATTCTGGGCGGAACGAGCGTATCGCCGACCACAGCGACACCGTAACGAATTGATCGTTTTGCTGCCACGCATTGAGTTCGTCGATGTCGCCGGTGAGGCGTGTCACCCTGATTTCGTAGCGCCCGCGCGCCGGAAGCGTCCAACGATAGGAAAAGCTGGTCGCCTTTTGCGTGAACGCCGCGACCGACCACTCGGCGACATGGGTCCACGCGCCGACGCCATTCAGGCGCATCTCAATTCTGATCGCAACTCCGATCGGCAGCGGATAAGTTACTGTCGTATTATTGATCGTGACCGTGTGCATCCAGAACAGGCCGTTCGGGAAGCTTACGTCGATCGATGCTTCGTTGGCGTCGGAGGCGGTGAACCGCGTGTGAGGCCCGTAAGTGTTGGCATAGGCTTGATTGAGATCAATCGACAGCCGCTCCTCGAGCACCTGCGTCGGATAGAGCGTTACGGGAGAGTCGCCGACGAGACCCTCGCGGATCTCAACCTCCACCTCCTTGAAATTCGCGATCGGCGTGTCGCCGAGTTTGATGTCGCGGATTTTCGTATAGCCGTAGCCGACCAAGAACAGCGCACGGATGTAAGTCTCGCCGCCAGCTACTTCCGTGTAAGGCAGCGCCGCATAGGGCGGCGCAAAGCGAACCTTGCCGAGCACGCAAGGGACGACGCCATCAGGGTTGGCGACGTTGCGGAATCCCTGGATCGAATAGGTCGGGCTCTGGGCGACGCCAGCGCCCTGCGCCTGATCCTGCCTCAGCGGCACTAGCGAATTGATCAGGAACGTGCCGGCGAGCAAGATTGTGCCGGTTGCAATGCCGCCGGCGATCGCGCCGGCCGTTGCGCCGAATGCGCCAGCGACAAGCGGCGCGACCCAGACCTGCCCGACGGCGAGCGCAGCGACGCCAACCGCGATCGAGAGCGCCGCCCGGAGCGCGCCTCTGTTCCCCGGGGCGATCTGGATATACAGCACCGGGAGATTGTCGTTGCGCGGCGTGAGGCGCGCGCTTTTCCAGAAGCACGGATCGACAATCTCGCCGTTCATATAGACGCGGGCGTATGTCGGTCTCAACTCTGCGGGGAGGCCCGGCAACGCCTGCGCAACGCAAGCGTCGATCGTCGCGCCATAGGGCGCCATCATGTCGAAGCGCCGGCCGCCGTCGAGATAGGGCTGCGCGATGATGCGCGCGCCTGGCGGGATCATCTCAGCGCTTCTTGCGCTGTCGTCAAAAGCCTAAAATACTCCGCCTCGCACCACTTCTGCGTATCTTCCAGCGTGCTCATCGAATACATTTTGCCGGCCAACCACCCAGGCTCATCAACGCAGAAATTTAGATAATCTTTCCAGCCTTTCCATGTGATAAGAATTTCTCCGAAGGGTGTGTATGCTGTGACATTGTTGTAACCGCAGCCGGGACGTCCGTTTTCTACCCATTTAAGTTTCATCGTTCGTATCTCTTCGGTGTTAGCCAGGCATTGCCAGACCGATCTGGCCGCGAAAGGCCGCGATCATGATGACCGCTCACGCCAGTTCCTGTGCCTCCATGCGCTCATGAGTCTCGGCAACCATCGTCCGTCTGCCCAACGCTCAATCGAGCTGTCCTTGCCGGACGTCGCATGCAGCATCAGGCTGCGCCCACAAACTACGCCGACATGGCTTTGCAGCCCGAAGCAGCGAAACAGCAGCACGTCGAGTTCGCGCTCATCACCTGCGTCGACTTTGACCCAAGGCCCGTGCGCGCATTGACCGTCCACGATGCGGGCGATGTCCTCGCGCTCTTCGGCCGTGACATAGAGGCCGTTGAGCGGATCAAGCGCGACGCCGGCGACGTCGGCGTAGACCAACGTCACCATGCCCCAGCAGTCGCACCCCTCGCGCGAGCGCCCACCGGGGAGAAACGGCAAACCGATATATGATTGCGACCAGTGTTTCACGATGAACGCAGCGCCATGGCCGCGAACACGCAGGACACCACAAACACAAATAGAAGTTGGCCGGAGCTTGGTTGATCTATCCCGAAAAGCGCATCAAAGGCGCACCAAACGTAGGCGCCGGCGAGAGCAAAGATTGGCACGCACGCGCCGATGACGATATTTCTAATCATGCGCCTCGGCTCTCGCATCATTGGCGGCGCGCCTGCCAAACACGATTAAGCGCCTGCGCGTCCATGTCAGCAAACACGACCCATCCGCCTTCGTCGCGAATTTCCCAAACAAGATCGCTGCGGTGGTAAGCGAGAAACCGCGCATGGAAACTGGCGAGTTCTGCGTCCGGTAAATTGGTGATCGCATCCGCCATTTTCGTGATGAGTGCTTCGTTCATCGTCACGCGCTCGCAAGACCATGCAGGCCTGGGAAGAAATTCTTCGTCTGCCGCCCGCCAAACGGCTCCGACGTGAATGGCTCGCGCGACAGATCGAACGTCGCCGTGGCGTCGTCGAAGGTGCAGCGCACGATTCGCAGCCCACGATAGGCCTGGATCACCGTGTCCGGCGCCGAGGCCAGCACAAGCTCGATCGACGCTGTAGCTGGGTTGGTGAAAGACTGCGCAACCTCGACTACATCGAAGCCGACGTTTTCGAACACCAGCGCGACACGCGGCGGCGTTCCCTTGCGGTCGTCGGGCACGATCGCCGACATGACGACATGCTCGTATTCGTTACCGCGGCTCGTCGTGCCGTATCGCAGCGGGTCGACGCCGAGGCGCTCGGTCGGGTCGCTCGAAACCAGCACAGGCGCGTCGAGGTCTGGATGCGTGATCGTGACGAGCGCGACTTCGACCTCTTCGCTGTGCTCGGCATACATCGCCGAGCGCACAGTCAGCGGAATGACGGCCATTAGGGCAGCACGTCGAGTTGAAACGACGCCATAAACTGCAGACCCCATGGCGTGATCTGCGGCGTCTCTTGCGCGAAGCGCGCGAGCCAGTTGGCTGTAATGAGGACGGGCAGCCCGCCACCGTCGAGAACCGGAAGCCCACCTCCATCCAGCAGCGGAAGCCCGTCATGCGTCTGATCAGGCATGATGAACGGAAGAGACCCCTCCGCCGTTTCCTCGGTCCAGAACCGTTCGAAACGCGCTTTCTGCGCATAGGTGACGACGATGGACGCCGAAACCGGCAGCACGGCCGACGAAAAACGCCGGCGCACCTTCCCTGGCCCCGACGTGCGCGAGAACATGCGCCCGTCGCGCATCTTTTCACTGTAGCCGTCGCGCAACACGCGCTGCGGCAATTCCGATGGCCATACAGGAACCGCCATTAGCGACGCGCCACCTTACGGTTCATCCCGAAATTAGCGCCCGCGGCCTCAACGCCCTGCGGCGAGCCCATCGCGGCGGCGATCCGTTCATCCATGACGACATCGATACGGCGCCCGCCGCTGGAGTCGCGCGTTTCATTCACCTTGGTTCCTTGCGGCGCGCCGATCAGGTTCACGGTGACGGGAGCAGCCGCCGTCGACCCGGTCCCGCGATTGTCATTGCCGGACCCTCGCGCGGCCCTGATAGCCG